GGCGATAGTCACCGCCGCCAATCGAATGACCGCCCGCCTCGATGGCGGGTTTTTTATTGGCGGCGGCCTTGAGAAAGGACCGCCACCATGGCGACCACTGTCATCCACGACCAGGCAACCCCGGGTGCGGGTAATAGGCTGGTCAGATACATCGAAGAAATCAACCGCGAGTTCTGCCGCGAGAACATGTTTTCCCCTTACATGGGGGAGGATGTAACCTCGATCATTCGTATCCGAAATGAGCTCAAAGCCGGCGGCGAAGTCATCAACCTGCCGATCGTCAGGCGGCTTCTAAGGGGCCAACCAGGCCAACCTGCCGTTATAGGTAGTGGTACTCTGGTAGGGGCCGAGGAAGCTATAGACAATTTCGGACAAAGGGTCAAAGTGGATTGGGCTCGAAACGCGGTAGTAACAAACAAAGCCGAAAGTCAGAAAGATAGTGCGGACATATTCGGCGAAGCAAAGCCCCTGCTAAGTGATTGGGGTAAGGAGCTCCAGCGCGACGAGATCATCGCCACGATGATGTCGCTGCCGGCGCTCGATACGCTACCGGGCGCCGACATCCGCATCAATGGCCTGCTGTATCAATCCGCAACTGCGACCCAGCGCGGCCAATGGCAGTTGGACAATGCTGACCGCGTGCTGTTCGGAAACAGCCTTGCCAACCGGGTGGCGACCGCGGTGGCTACCGACCACGCAGCATCGCTGACCAACCTCGACGCGACCAACGACTTGCTCACGGGTAAGAACCTGAGCCTGTTGAAGCGCGTAGCCATGAATGCCAACCCGAAAATTCGGCCATTCAAGACCCGGAATGGTTACGAGTATTTCGTGGCGTTCATGGGAACCAACCCGTTCCGCGACCTCAAGAACGATCTGAACTATGTCGCGACCGGGAGCTCGGGCGCCAACGTGTATGCGCGCCCGCGCGAAACCATGGGGCCAAACGGCGCGCCCGACAATCCGCTGTTCCAGGATGGCGACCTCCTCTACGACGGGGTGATCGCGCGCCTGGTGCCGGAAATCTCCTCGACCTTCGTGGAGAGCGTCTGGACGACGCTGAAGACGGCGGGCGCCGGTGGCACTGTGCGTTGCGAGCCGGTGTTCCTCTGTGGCCAGCAAGCCGTCGCGCTGTGCTGGGGCCAGATGGCACGCCCGACCACCCGAAGTGAAACTGACTATCAGTTCATCCAGGGCGTCGGCATCGACATGTGCTACGGCATGGCAAAGATTGCCAAGAAGGAGCCGATGGCTGGCACCAAGCAGGTGCAGTTCGGCATGGCAACCGGCTTCTTCGCTTCGCCGGCTGACTGACGACAAGTGGGGCGCGGCTTTCCGGCCGCGCCCTTTTTCTTCTGGAGAAACGCCGATGAAAAAGCGCAAGCGCCTGGCGCGCAAGACCCATGAGGATGATGACATGAGCGACGACGACGATATCGATGAGATCAAGCAGGAGGCTGCTCCTGGTCCGCACGTAGTCGATCCGCTGAACGTCGCAACTGCGCTGCCGCCGCGCGACCCCAGCATCTACTGCGGCACGTCAGCGATCCGCGGCAAGATCGACAAGAATACGCCAGTAGTGAGCGACTATGCCTTTGCCAGCATGCCACCGTACGCTGCGATCTTTATTGGCGGCGTGTGGGTGTCGGAAGCGTTCGATGCCGGCGCGGTGTTCGAGCTCGGCAACCAGGACGATGTCAACACCTACGCATCTATCCCGCTCGATGTGATCGGCTTCACGCCGATCAACTTCAAGCCGGAAGGCGCGCCGCGAGCAGGCTTCACCGCGATCATCGGCAAGATCGAAGGGGTCACCGAATTGACCCAAGGCAGGGCCGACTTCGTCCTGCTGTACGCCTGATGGCGGACATCACGAGCCGCCAACTGATCGATGAGGCCGCGACGCGCGTCGGCAACCTGGGCATCGGCCAAACGTTGAATGCCGACGAGCTCGCATACTTCCAACGCTCCTATCGGTTTCTCCTCGATCAGTTGGCGGAGGATGAAGTCCTGACGATCGGCGATGACGAGGCGATCCCCGCCTCGTGGGCGCCCTACATCGCTACTTTGCTGGCCAATCTGTGCGGGCCGGCATACGGCGTGCCGTTCGATGTCAACACCAAGCTGGGCACCGAGGCGATCCTGCGCAAGCTGGTGCGAGGAAAAGAAACGTTCGAGCGCCAGCAAGCGGAGTATTTCTGATGGCTGACCCGTACAACTACGGGGAGCTCGTCAGGATGGCCGAGGAGGCAAGGACACGGCGCAATTGGCTACAGAATGCACAGGTGCCTGCGCCGCATGACATTCCGGCCGAGCAGTACTTCCCGGAGTATCGGCCGCAGCCTGATGCTCAAGATGATCGAAATTGGTTTCGGCGCAACGTCCTCGACTATCCACGGCTGTTCAGCGACATCGGATCGATGTACCGAGCCAAAGTCGATCCAATGAGTTATTACCACGCCGCGCAAGTCCCCAAGGAGGTTGTGCAGTCGGCGCAGAATTATGCGCAGACCGGAGTGTATGATCCGGGGCCGACCATCGAGGCGCTGACATTGATGACCGGGCTGCGGTTGCCGTTTGCCAGGCCTGGCGAGTTAGGTGCGGCCGGCGGCGGCAGAATGCGAGGGCGCGGACGGCGGCCACCGAGCGTCAATCTGTACGACTTCGACTACACCGTGCCCAAGCCGCGGTTTGCCATGACGCCGCAGGAGATTGCTGCGGACACCAGTGTACGCATGGCGCCTGGCCCCGAGGCGCCGCTGAAGGCGGGAGAAATTCCCAGCCTACGTGGGCTGCCGACCAATGAGGCGGTTGCCATTGCGTCGACCGAGCCGCACACGAAGCTGATCGGCCCGAAGGGCAACATTGCCGGCGCGCCGGATTGGGTGAAAACGCCAGAGGACTTGGCTAAATTACGCGCCGATGTTGATGCGCAGATGAGGGGCGGCGTTGACGATCCGCTATTGGCCGACATCACCGGCTGGAATTGGTATCACCGCGCGCGTGGACAAGGCCAGGATTTGAGCGGTGGCACCATCCCCGGAGTGTTCACGGCGCGGCTCGGCGGCGAGTTCAGTCCCAATGCCACGCCTGAGAGCGAGATCGGCTATGCGCTGCGCGAGCGCAACGCGGCGATCGTCAATCCGCCGGTGGAAAAACTTGATCAGTTCGGCAATCCGGTCATGTGGCGCACCAGCCGTGGCGCGCTCACCGAGGAGCCAACCTTGGAGGGCGGCTTCAAGGCCGGCCGGCCGCAGCAACATCAAAACTTCATGCGCTCGCTGGTGATGCAAGACCCGCTCGCAATGGCGCGCGGGCAGAAGACCTCCGAATATGCGCAGAAGCAAGGGCCGGAAGGTATCGCCTCGGCAAGCGGCGCCACCGGCGTCAACGATTTCCGCATGCAACAGGTGTTCGGCTACAAGGGGCCGACCGGTCAGCCGGTGAAATCGAGCGAGGCCTCGGCGAGGAGCGAGGCTGTGCATCGCTTCATGGATTTCGAGACCGCGCTCGCGGTTGGGCGCGCTAATGCGGCAGGCCTCGGCGGCAGGAACGATTGGACCGGCGAGGAACTGCAGGCGATGTTGTGGACGCGCAACAAGGCGCAAGACCTCGCCAACAAGGCCAAGGGTAAGAAGTTCATTGGCCCGCCCACGCCCGAGGCCTTTAACGAGGCGCTCGACCTCGCCAACCGGCAGCCGTTCGACTACGCCGGCAAGCACACTGCCTACGCCACGCACGAGCAGATACCCGGCACCGATCGCGAGTTCACCCGAGCTCTGCTCAATGCGCCGCAGAGTGTGCAGGACGCCTATTCGCTCGATCCGCGCTCGACCTGGCGCGGCCCAGGCAACCGCGATCTCATCTATGGCGGCCTGCGCATCGGCGACACGCCGATGGGCATGCTGGTGGCGCCGACAAGCCCAATGCAAGGTGTGTGGCAGGGCTCGGGCGGATTGCAACTGAACCGCGGCGAGGTGGCGCGACCATTGGTCGGCCTGTTGCCGAAGGAGGGGACGATCGATCCGGCATCGCGTGCTCTGCTCGAAGGCGGCGAGCTCACGCGCGCTTATCTTGATGCGCAAGCGGCCGGCGCCGCGCATGTGCTATTCCCGAAGGTGTCGGCCGGCAAAATGGGCTCGATCGACATCCCGATGAAGCGCCCGCTCACACGCGACGAGGCGGATAAATTGGTCGCGCTCGCGAAGCGCTATGGGTTCAGCGACATTTCCGATCGCGGCAGCGGCGTGACAATCACCAATTTCGGCGCTGAGCCACAAGGAAAGAGAGTTGGGAAGATACTCAAAGACCCGCACGGGTTCAGGGCCGAGCTAGAAAAAATATTGCCTGACGCCGGCAAGCCAACGCGCGTTGGCGTCGACAGCGTCTACCAGGGCTTCACGCAGTATCCGAAAGTGGGAGAGGGGCCGCCGCTGGAAACCTTGGCCTATCCCGGCAGCGGCCACGCCACGCGGCTCTTCCTCGATCAACTCGATCAGATGCCGGGTGTGCGCGATGCGCTCATCCGCAATCGCGGAATTCCGCTAAAGGCGCTGGCGAATATGGAGCGGGATGAGGCGTGGGCAAAGTCCCTCGGGGCGACTGCCCCGAGGGACATTCAGAACGCGCGCCAGATCATTTCTCAGGGCGGCGATTGGCCTGCTCGCTTGCGGGCGGCTTTGGCTCGGGGCGAGGTGCTGCCGGCGGTTGCGGCGGCGTTGTTGACAGCGGCACTTGCCGGGGGCGAGTCGTCGCAACAGTGACCGGTGGATCGCGGGCGCTGTCCCACATCTCCAGCCACTCCCTCTTCGTGTAGGGCGGTTCGCGCCACTGCCTCCCGTAGATGTCGGTCTTGGTAACCATGTCAACCTCCTCTCTGACCGACCATATTAGCGGAAAACAGGAATGGTTGCAATCCCGCTTCCCGTTGGCACGTCTCCCGGCTTCGAGTCGCAGGAGAGCGCTGGCCGGCTCGTCAACTGCTACGCCGAGCCGCTCGGCGAGGGCCGCAACGACGCCAAGCGCGTGCGGGTGCCGGGAATGACCGCCTTCCTCACCAGCGACGCGACCGGGTTCCGCGGCATGGCGGACATGGGCGGCACGGTGTTCGCCGCCTTCAAGGACCGCCTCTATCGCGGACTGAGCGTTGGCGGCACGCTGAAACTGCATGCCGAGAACGGCGAGGCCACCGGCGAACTGCCGGTCTACTTCGCGCGCAACAACGCCACGCCGCCTGGCAGGATCATGGTGTCGAGAGACGGCTCGCCTGGTGCGCATCTGGTCACCGACCTCGGTCTCATACCGTTCGGAATGCCGGAACAGCCCAACTCGGTATTCAGCCTGGACGGCTACATCGTCTTCACGACGCCTGGCGGCAAGGCCTACGCAACCGGGCTCAACGATCTCGTCATCAATGCGCTGTCGTTTGCTCGCATGGAGGCCAAGCCGGATGGTCTGGTGCGCGGCGTTAGCTTTGGCGGACGCGCGCTGTTTTTCGGCACGCAAAGCCTTGAGATATGGACTGACGTGGGCGCCGTGCCGTTCCCATTTCAGCGCGCCACGATCGTGCCGTTTGGATTGCTCGGCCCGGATGCCGTCGCCGGCTGGGAGGATGGGTTCGGCGCCGGCCTCTTATGGGTCGCGAACGATTTCACGGTGCGTGCGCTCGACGGCTACACCGCGGTGCGGGTGTCGACATCCGACATCGAGCGGTTGATTGCGCGCGAGCCGTCCAAGGTGAGACTGCTGGCCAGCGTGCACGTTGTCGACGGGCACAGCATGTGGACGATTTCCGGCTCTGACTTCACCTGGACGTTCGACCTCAGCACCAAGCGATGGCACGAACGAACTAGCTGGCGCGAGCTCCTCGGTCCTGATCCGCTCACAGGCGAGCCGGTCTTTAATTATGATCCGCGGCGCTGGCGCGGCCTGCAGAGTATTCGGGCATTCGCCGACAATCCGACTACGACGCCGCGCTGGCTGGTCGGCGACCGCAACACCGGCGACATCTTCGAGATTGATCCGACCAATCACACCGAGCACGGCGAGTCGCTGGTGATGCGGATCGAGAGCGCCGCGGTCCAGAAATTTCCCGAGCGCATCAGGGTGGCGAGGGCCGACTTCTACGTCGAGGTTGGCGTTGGTCGGGAGATTGTCCCGCCTGGTTTGCCTCCCGGCAATCCGGTGCAAGACCCGGTGGCGATCATTTCCTGGTCGGATGACGGCGGCGTCAATTGGTCGGTCGAGGTGCAGCGCAAGCTGGGGCGGCAGTCGCGCTACCAGAACGTCAGCGTTTACCGCGCCGGCATGTCGACACGCCAGGGTCGGCGCTGGCGCATGGATATCTCAGACCCGGTCTACGTCGCGATTTTCAGCGGCGATCAAAGTGCCGAGCTCCGCTCCGGCAGCACGAGGGCCGCCTGATGGCAATACGACCGCTACCGCCGCCGGATGTCGCGCTGGTCGATCCCGAGACCGGATTGGTGACGAGGGACTGGTACGACTTCCTCCGCGACTTGACGGCGGCGATCAATGCTCTGTCGCAGCCGCCTGCTCAGCCAGGAGATCAATGATGGACTTCCTCAGTAATCTGACGGCGCCGTTCACTACCAAGGCTGCCGATACAGCGGCAAATGCAATCACCGGGACAACGCAGCAGGGCCTCGGCCTGGCGCGCGATCTGTTCAGCCAGGCGCGCGGTGCCGTTACCGATTACGCCGGCCGAGCGGTGCAGCCGCTGCAAAACCTGTCGGGGCAACTTAGCGGTGGCCTGCAGACCTATCTCGATGCGATCGGCGCCAACGGCATCCCCGGCCTCAATAATGCGCGCAACATATTCAACGCGATGGTGCAGCCGGATATCAGCCGCGCCGTTGACATTACCCAACGCAGCGGCGTTGCTGCCGGCGGCGCGACCGGCAACATTCTCGACGAGCTCGCCAGGAGCACCGGCAGGGCGCTGCAAGGCAATTATCAAAACTTCGCGCAGGGGCTCAATCCGTTGCTCGGCGCCAGCACCGGCATTGCCACGAACCTCGGCAAGATCTTTCAGGACACCGGCTCCAACTTGGCTGGCATTTTCGGCAATGAAGCCGGCGCGGTGACCAACGCATATAACCGCATCGGTGATGCCGAGGCTCAAGCTGCGCTTGCCTCGAACCAGGCCGGCAAGAATATCTGGGAGGGGGTCGGCCAGGGCGTCAAGCTTGCGGCCTCGGTCGCGCCATTTCTCATGGCGTTCTCAGATGAGCGACTGAAAGAGAACATGGCCGAGGTTGGCGAGCTCTACGATGGCACGCCGGTCTATCGCTACAATTACATCGATGATCCGACGCCGCGCATTGGTCTTTCCGCGCAGGATGTCGAGCAGCGCAGACCTGATGCGGTGGCAGAGTTCGGCGGCTTCAAGGCAGTTGACTATCACAGGGCAACTGAGCGTGCGCGCACGATCGCACAGAGGATGTCGCGATGATCGACTTTTCCAAATTCCTGCCGAGCCTCGACCTCTCATGGATTGGCGATTTGCCGAAGACCTACGAGGAGGGCCAGGCGCGTTATCGCGAAGGTCAAATCCGCCAAGACTTCCAAAAAAATGGCATCCCGGTCGGCCCTGACGGGCAGCCTGACTACGCGGCAATCATGCAGCGGATGGCAGCGGCCGGCGGCATCGGCAGCATGAAAGATTTGGCGGGGGCGGTTCCGTTCTACAAGCTGCAGGAGGAGCGACAAAAAGAATTAATGGCGGACAAAGCGGCGGCTGATTTCAACAGGAGGTTTGGCACAGGCGGCGGCAGCAGTGCTCCCGACAGTTCCTATGCGCCCAATCCGCGGCCGGCGCGCATTGTGCCGCCTGGGCAGTCTGGCGCAGAAAACATGAGGATGCCGACTTATTACAATTACAACCCAACATCGATCGGCTCGCAGCCTGGCTTGCTCGGCACAAGCACACCTTATCCGGGCGCGTCTGTGGTGCCGGTGCCAACGCAAACAATTCGATCGGGGCAATCCTCCGGCTTGGGCTCGCCGACAATGTATGCCGGCGCGGGAGGTCCGGCCACGCTCCCTTTTTCGGGAGCGGGGGCGGGGACGACAGATGGGGGTGGTTCCGATGAGGATGTATCCACAGGGGGAGGGTTTGCGCCATATCAGGTGGCGCAAGCGGGAGGATTTCCGCCGCCGCCGTCGCAGCCGCAAACGCTCCCTATTCCCGGCTTGACTTCGCCAACGCCGCTTGCGCGGCAGGGGCAACAAAATCTCGCGGCCCCGCTGCCGCAGATGACGCAGAACCCGGTTAGCCAAAACATTCCTAACTTGGTCGCAGCGCTCAGCAATCGCCGGCTGCCAGAGGCGCAGCGCCAGCTTGGTTTGAAGATGCTGGAGCATGCGCTCAAGGAAAGCGACATTGCCCCCGACATGAAAGATTACCTGTTCTATCGCGCGCAAGGCGGCACCAAGACGAAACACGAGCGCGACCTGGAGCTCAAGCGTGCCGGCGCGCTGACAGTCAATACTGCAGAGGGGCTGGAGGCTGCGCAGGTCAAGGCGCGCGTTGCGATCGATCAGAAAGCGATAGAGGCTCTCGCAGACCAGAGCGCGAAGGGCCACACTGTTCTGCCATTGCTCGAACAGGTGATCGAGATATCGAAGAAGACACCCGCCGGCTGGGCCGGCCCCATTTACTCATCGCTGTCGCGAGCGGCTGCCGGAATGGGTCTGCCGGTGCCTGAAGGCTGGTCGAATACCGAATTGCTCGCTTCGATCGGTCGCCAACTCATACCTGGTGTTCGCGATCCGGGCTCGACCTCGAACCTTGAGCAGCAAATGTATGGGCAAGCCGTGCCCGGTCTCGCCAACAGCGTCGAGGGCCGCGTCAAGTTGGCGACCATGTTCAGAGCGCTGCAAGAGCGCCGCGCTGACGTTGTGCGAATTTATCGCGAGAATGTCGGCTCGCTCGACCTTGATCGCAAGTTGCGCGAGTTGGATGCGAAACCGCTGTTCAACAACGAGCAGAGGGCGGCGATCCAAGCCGCCAACGAGAATATGGACGTGATGCCGGCCGCAGCGATCAAGGAATTGCGCGAGAACCGCAATAACCCGGCGGCCGTGCAATCGGCAATCAAGCATTTCGGCAGGGGCCAGGTCGAGTGGCTGCTTAAAGACTGATGGCTGACGACGACAAAGACCCGTTCGCAAAATATCGTAATCAGTCCCCAGGCGCCGCTACTAAGCGGCGCGGGGAGGAGGATGATCCTTTTGCCAAATACGTAACGCCAAAAGAGGATGACCAGGCCAGCGCACTGTCGACCACGGCCAAGCCAGCCACCACCTGGTGGCCGACTTACAAGGAAATGTCGAAGGAAAGCGTGCAGCAACTCGGTCGCGGCGTGCAGCAACTCTCGCCGAGCGATGCGCCGCTGTCGCAACGTTTCTATGGCGTGGGCAATGTTGCTGCCGGCACTCTCGGCACCGTGTTTGCGCCCTTGAGCGCGGCATACCGTACTTTCGCTGGTCAGCCGGTCGAGGACGTTACTCGCCCCTTCATTCCTCCGACGCCGGTAAACCCCCGAGGCGGCATCCCCACAGAATGGACGGAATTCGGGCTCGGCCTGGCGACACCTTTCCCCGCGGCGCCGCCGCGCGCGCCGCGGATGCCGCCACCCATCCCCTATCGACCGCTCGATGTCACGCTGAGCGCAGGCCAGGAGGCGCGCGACCTCTCTTTGATCCAGCGCGAGCAGGCCGCACTGCGAGGGCAATCTGGCCCGCCGGCACAGGGTGTCGCCAAGCGGTTCATGGAGCAGCAGGAGGAGGAGCTCGCCCGCGCACGGCAAAACATCACTGAGGCGTTCGATCCCGATGCGGCGATGGGGATGCAACCAGGCTCCAGTGGCGCGCAGATAACCGCGGAGTCGCCATTCGAGGCAGCCAATATCGCGCAGCGCGGGCTGCAGGAGCGAGCGCAGGCAGCGCGGGCCGGCGTCCAGGCGAGCTATCAGGAAGCCAAGGCGGCGGGCGGCGAAATCCATGCCGGCGCGTTCGAGGGCATGCCGCAGCGGATCAAGGGTGACCTCTCCCTCGGAGCCGACCCTGTCATCATCGACCCGCAGCTAACGCCCTGGGCCTCGGCGATGATCGATGATCTCGATCGGCTTGTAGGCAATCTGCGTATCCCCAATAAGGCTGATCCGTTCGGGGCACCCAATCCTGAGAGGATCACCGGCGTCAACCTGGAGGGTGTCGACCAGTGGCGCAAGCGCCTGTCAACGTTCCGCGACAATGCCTTTGGCAGCGGCAATGCCAGTGATGGCCGAGCAGCCAGAGCAGTGCTCGTAGCGTTCGATAATCAGATCGATGCTGCGGTGCGCGGTGGCAATTTCACTGGCAACCCCTCCGCAGTGCGCGCGTGGAACGATGCGCGGGCAGCGCATGCCGATTACCGCGCGACATTCGGTGGCGGCAGCCGCGATCCGATCGGCGACATCATCCAGAAAATCATCGGAAGAGCGGAGCGCGATCCGGCAGTCGTTCCCGAGGCTGTTGCCGACTACATCTACG